AAACTCAGCGGCGACTTCGAGGTCTTTACCGAGGTCATGGTCGATGCGTACCGGGTGGGGTACTTCGCGGGGCTCCTTTGCCAGTCGGTGGACGATCTCACGTCATGGGTCTATCTGGGCCAGGCGATCAGCGAAAGCGTGGAGCAGTACATCCGCGGGAGCGCCGCGGTTGCTGGCGTGCTTCAGATCCCGATCGTCTATGCGGGCGATACTCGTCCGTGGCTGCGCATGATCCGCAGCGGCGACGTTTTCACCTGTTACTACGGGGCTGACGGCGTGACGTGGACCAGCCTGGGGGCGTTCACGGTCGCCATGACCGCGCCGATCCGTCTAGGGCTCTGTCTCTCGGCCCCGCGGCAGGAGAAAGGCTCGGTCCAGGCGCGATTTGGCATCTTCCAGTTCCGAAGCGGCGGGGACACGGCATGCGAGCGCACCCGCGAGGCCTGCCGCTTGAAGGGCAACATTCACCGCTACGGGGCCTTCCCGGGGATCCCGACACTGAGATGAGTTTCATCCAAGAACTATCCACATTGGCCGATTCATTCCCGACGATCGAAGTCGAGTACGAGGATCTCATCGGCATGCCTTTTCAGTCCGGAGGGCGCGTGGCTGCCGGGGATGCAGGGACGGACTGCGCGGGCGTGGTCTTGGAGATTTACCGCCGCGCCGGCCTGGGGCTGCCGGATCCGGGGAACGATGGGGCCGCCATTTTTACTTTCGCCTCTCTCCTTGAGTCGGTGGCTGACGCGACGGCGCTTTTTGACATCGTCAATATCCGAAGGGAGTCAAACCATCTCGCCGTCCTCGTGCAGTACGGCACGATTTTGTCGGCAACGAGAAGCCAGGGGGTCTACGCGGCGCAATTGAAGAACTACCGCCGCTTGGCAGGCATCGAATTCTGGAGGGTTAAAGATGCCTGCCTGCCCTGACAAGGTCACGATCCGGACCCTGGACAACCCTTGCGACTTGAAGACTCGCAAGACCTGGGAGGATGAGCCCTGGCGGCCGGTCCTGGAGTATGCGCCCAGAGAATTTCGCAAGGATCCCAACCTGCGGATCATCCACAACGGCATGATCATCCACCGCGACGAGTGGCATCTGATTCGCCCGATTGCCGGGGACGAGGTGATTTTCTCCCGGGCACCCGGGGACCTCGGAACTCTCATCACGATCGGAGCCTCCCTCCTCCTCATGGGCGTGAGTTACGGAGTCCAGACAGCACTGGCTCCGTCGGTAAAGCCGCTCGGCCGAGAACTGAAGGAATCGCCCACCTACGGGTGGGATGCCATCTACTCGACCGTGCGCCCAGGGACTCCTATCCCGCTGATCTACGGGCAGCACCGCGTGGGGGGGCACATCATCCAACAGTTCCAGCAACAGACTGGAGCCGGCGACTCGAAGACGAGCGAGATGCACACTCTGCTTGCATTGTGCGCCGGGCCCATCGAGGGCGTGAGCGGAGTCCTCGTCAACGGGAATCCGATAGCCGATTACGGCTCCGACGTGCTCACCGAAACGCATCTGGGGTACAACCACCAGCCACCCATGGCTGGGTTCGCGAAGACGAAGAACGCCACGTCCATTGATCGGGATCTCGAGTACGGGGACGACAAGGCCGAGATCATCACGACCACGAACGAGGTGGATTCATTCGAGGTAGCGATCCGCTTTCCTGCGGGTCTTTACCGGGTAAACGACCGGGGCAACTACAAGCAGCATTCGGTCCAGCTCAAGTTCGATTGGGAATATGCGGATAATCCAACGACGGTTTGGACGTCGACGGAGACGATCAGCCGGAAGACACAGAACCCGTTTGAATTCTGGTTCTACTCTCCGCAGAACTTGCCCGCTCGGGCGAAGTACAAGATTACGATCACGAGGCAGACCCCGGACGACAGCGACCCCGCGCAGCAGAGCCAGACTCAGATCCTCGCGCTCAACGAAGTCCTCGACGAGCCGTTGACGTATCCAAACATTGCGCTTCTCGGTCTCCGGCATCTCCCTTCCTCGAAGCTTTCCGGACAAACTCCGACCTACTCCGCGCTGGTCTCTGGGCGACGGGTGAAGGTCTACTCGACCTTGACGGTCTACACGGTTCAGTGGAGCGACAATCCGGCCTGGTGCCTGCGGGACTACATGCTGGATCCCCGCTGGGGCCTCGGCGCCTGGATCACCGAGAGCAAAATCGTGCAGCAGGATTTTCTCGACTTTGCGACCTGGTGCGACACCATGGTGGCCAAGGATGCCGAGGGCGAGCTCGAAAAGCAGTTCCGGCTCAACATGGTGATCGACGGCTCCCTCTCGGCCATCGACTGCATGCGCCAGATGGTCTCCACGGGCCGAGCATGGCTCGTAAAGCGCGGGGACAAGTGGGGGATCAAGATCGACAAAGCAGAATCCCATGTGCAGATGTTTTCGATGGGTCGCGTCATCAAGGGCTCGTTCTCGACTTCCAAGATCAGCAAGGTCGACCTGGCGAACGTATTCAGCGGCGAGTTCTACAACGAGGCCCTGGACTTCGAGACTGACAACCTGCCCAAGGAAGACCAGACGCTCGACGCCGAGGCGAATCCTATCGACAAGACCATCAGCTTGTTAGGCACTACTACTTCAACGCAGGCCAACAGGTTGTTGAACTACTACATGCTGGGGAACCGCCTCGTCCGCCGGCAAATAGAGTTTGCGGTGGGCGCAGAAGCCATCGCCATGGAAGCCGGAGACGTCTTCAAGTTCAGTCATGACGTGCCTGGCTGGGGCTGGTCGGGGAAGATCCGCAGCATCGACGAGACGGGTACCACGCTCACGCTGGACCGGACGCTGACCTTTGAGGCCGGCGTAAAGTACGAGATCACGGTGATCCACCCGGGGACGGACGTCGTGGACACCATGGAGGTCACGAACCCCCCAGGGACCACGAACATCGTCACCGTGGCCGGCGACTGGTCGCAAGCACCGGTAGAAGCTTCTGATTACTCCGTGGGCCCCGTCACCCAGAGCGTGGTGCTCTACCGCGCCATGAGCGTCTCCGTGGGTCCGAAGCCATGGCAGCGTCGCATACGCGCGCGCGAGTACAACCCGGCGATCTACGATCAGGACCTGACTGTCCTCGTCCCGCCGTCCGTTACCCGGCTGACGGATCCCAACAGGATCCCGGCTGATGTGCGGGACCTCCGGCTCCAGGAGCGCCAGGTGTTCTCGGAGGATGGCACGCTCTCTTGTGCCATCGACGTCCACTTCACCTTGCCGGCCGTGGAGGGCGTCCATGCCGAGGTGTACTGGCGGGAGGCAGACACCGACTCCTGGACGAGTGCCGGGCCTCCGGTGTCGATCGGATACCTTTCGATCACCGAGAACGTAGAAAGTCCGGGAGGTAGTTACGAGGTCTCCGTGGTCTCCGTCTCCGCGAGCGGAAACCGGAAGTCTCCGGAGCACGGCGTGCAGGCAACGATCACGACCGTGGGCACCACCAGGCAGCCACAGAACGTCGCGGGATTCAACGCCTCGCGCACCCTGGGTGGCCTGATCTTCTCTTGGCTCCCGGTGGATCCCACGATCAACTTTGACCTGGCCTACTACGAGATCCGAAACGGAGCCGTCTGGGACTCGGCGTTACTCGTCGGGAAGACAACGGACACCAGTCTTGAAACGTCGGTCATCGTCTCCGGAAACCAGACGTTCCTGATCCGGGCCTTCAACACTGCCGGAAAGAGTTCTCCGCTGGCAACCGTGCTGATCATCGAGGTGGAAGGCCGGATCGGGGAGAACGTCATTCTCACGCGAACGGAAGAGGCCGCCTGGACGGGCGCGCGCGAGAACTTCACCTTGGACGCCGGGAAACTGGTCCTCAACACGCAGGCGGACATGGTGGCCTGGCGGGGCCAGCAGCACGTGGCGCCGTTCGCCTCGGGATTCACGCCGGGTGGCTACGGCCTCGGCTTTCGCGTCTCCGGCAGCTACACCAGCGAGGCCTTCCAAGTGGCGACGGACGCCCTGCGCTGCCTGATCGCCACGGAAATGGAACTCAACCAAGTGGACACGTCCCTTTATTGGGACGCGCCGGACCTGGCCGGGATCGTCTGGGATAGCGAATTCGCGAAGACGCGCATGTGGAGCGTGGCACCCGAGGGCCGCGTGATCGTGAAGCTCGAGATGCGCTTTTCGACCACGACCTCCGACGACTCCGCCTTCGGCCTCTGGCAGGAGAGGCCACAGAATATCGAGACTCTGGTGAAGTGGGCACAAGTCCGGGTCTCGGTGACGATCAAGGATCCGGCGTTCACATGCGAACTGTCCATGCTGAAGATCCACTTCGACGTCCCGGACGTGAGCGAGTCCGGGAGCGTGGACACGGTTGCGACGGGGACCGTGGCCGTCGTTTATGGCAAGGAGTTCAACGCGATCCCGAAGGTGACGTGCACGATCGTGGGGGCCACCGCGGGCGATGACGTGATCATGAGCGTCCCGGCCAAAACAGGGTTCAGCATCGAAGTGAAAAACGGAGGGTCGCGCGTGGTCCGCAGTGTCCACTGGCACGCGATCGGGTACTGATGAGCCAGACGTTCGCAGACATCCAGGGCACGGACACGCTGAGCGCCAGCCGGACGACGATCAACAACAACTTCGATGCCATACGCTCGCGGTTCGTCGGGGCGACTGCGCCGAGCAATCCCAAGGCTTACGACACCTGGTTGGATACCACGACAGGTTACAGAAAGCAGCGCAACGCCGCAAACGATGCCTGGATCGTCATGGGCTTGGTGGCGAGTGAATACGAAGGCCTCCTCCCCATCGCCGGCGGGACCATGGCTGGGATCCTCAACATGGGCGGATACACCCTGACGAACCTGGGCTTGGGCTCGGGGACCGCCGCGGCGAGGCAGCAGGAGCTGGATACCAAGGCCGCGATCGCGGCACCGGTCTTCACGGGCGATGCCAAGGTTTCCCAGGACCCGGCCGGCAACGACTCGATCCCGCGGAGATCCTGGACGGAGGGGCGCTACCTCAAGCTCGCCGGCGGGACCATGACTGGATTCCTGGTCCTCTCCGGTGACGCCACGGCGGTGCTGCACCCCGTGTCGCTCCAGCAACTGAAGGCGTTCGTCCTCTTTAACACGTCGACCGGACACAGGCACGACGGGTCGGATGCGCGCAAGGTCAAAGGATCCAGCATCGATAGTGAGTCGGCCGGATCGAAGGCTGTTCTTTTGGCGAGCGGAACCGGGACAAGTAGCTGGAGCGCGGTACCTGCGAACTACTGCCTCTTGCGCGACAACCAGGAAATCATCATCAACAGGACATCTGGGATTGCCTGGACGACGCTCGACATTTCCGCTTTTGTCCCTGTCGAGACTACGGCGGCAATCCTAAAGGTGGAGCTGGTGAGCGCGAGCGCATCGCCCATTATCCTGTACTTGCGTCCAACAGGAACAACGCCGGCCGTGCCGCAGGAGTGGTCCAGAGAAAACAGCAGTTCCGAGCAGGCGGTCACCATGGTGACGGTTTCCGGGCGACAGTTTGACTATATGTGCACATTTACCGGGAGCGGATCCATCAAGGTCTACTTGCTTGGGTACATCAGGAATACTTAGGAGCCTAACATGGCTGGACTTAACCTTTGCGTGAACTGGATCGACGTGGCGTTGGCCTCCGGGTCCTACAAGACCATGTGCGCCATCAAGGCGGGAGCGGATCAGATGGTCCGGATCAAAAGCATCTGGCAGTCATCGGCCGGTATCGCCGGGGACGCGGAGCCGTTGAGCGTGCGGCTTTGCCGGATCGTCGCGGACTCAGGGACAGGGACAGGGACCACGCCGCAGAAGCTCAACAACGCCTTGACGGCCACGCCGCGCTCAACGTGCCGAAACAACTTCACGGTTGAGCCGACCGAAAGCGGGACGGCTCCGTACATCTTCCCGCACAAGAGCCACCCGCAGGGCGCATCGTCGAAGGAGTGTTCTTTCGACGATGTCTTCGTCAACGAGGACACGGAGATCGCCGTCCAGATCAAGCTGCCCAGCGGCGGGG